CCTTGCAGCCAACCACGCTAATTTGTAGCGTTATAGCGGCATCTGTAGCGTTCAAGTCCGGTATAATGTCTCTCACATCATCAACTGTTAATGCTATTGTCATAATTCACCACGGTTAAATTTAATACTGTTATTGTATCGTTTATTTGCTATTAATAAAAAAGTATTGCTATTTATATAATATTGTGTAAAGTTATTATTGTTTTATTTGAAAGGAGAATAAAAGTGGTAAAACAAAAAACAAAGAAAGAAGCAGACTTGTTACAACAAATAGCAGATCTGGAACAAGACAACGCGCACATGATTGACAAGCTTGCAACAATGCCAGGCATCAAGAAATGCAACCTGCGCAACAAAATGTTAATGGCAATACTGCCTCAAGTGCGCATTGATTATGCTAAATCAGATGCTCAACGTGCTCTAAAAGCGGTTGATGAAATTATGGAAGTTTGGGGGATGTAGTGATGGTTAATTCAATAAAGAAAAACATTGCATTTACTGCAACAACATCAGCAATGGCATGGATGGTTTACGCAAATAATTTTGATTATGCAAATGTTGTTTTTGTTATTTACACGCTGTTTGTTATTGCCGGCTTTGTTTCTGCGCTTTTCATGTATTCTGTTTCAGCGATCATCAACAATGACGCACTATCAGTAAGCTGGAAAAGCGAAGATGCAAAAAGCTTTGATAAAACAGTAATGGCTGCAATAAAACTAAATAAAAAGTTTAGCGGTATTGGATTTTTGATTAACTCAATAAAAACATCAATAACAGTTATCTTAATGTTGTTATGTGGTTTTGAGTTTTTAGTTGTATTTTACATATTGACGACACTAATGGTTATTCACTGTGTTAGAGTGTGCGCAAATGCGGCGACAAAACATGCCTAAAAACAAAGCCCCTTACCTGAGGCTTTTTATTAATCCACGTTCACAGAATACTGCTGCACTGTTATAGTGCTTGTTCCGTCAACTCTGGTGACCTGTGGCTTGATTATGTCGCCTGACTCCATGCTTACAGCTACTAACAACGATGCAGAACCTGTTATTGCCCCTATCTCAACACTGGCAACCATATCATCTGGTAAAACAGCAAAACCAGATCCGCTATCCTTAACGAATCTAAAATTGAACACTCTATCACCGCCAGTGCTTATCGCAGATAGCGCAACATGTATAGTTCCATCGAATGTGGTTTCTCCATCGTATCTTAACGCACCAGTTGCAGCATCAACCAATGTGAAACGCTCTATATTAGATCCAGCTAGTAGTCCTGTGCCAAAATTAATGTCATACCATTGCCCGCTAGTAACTGGATTTGTGATAGCTACGTTGTCTTTGATATAAGCAGAGCCGATCCGCTGGCTATCAGGCATAATATTGTTTGCTGCAGAAACAACTTTCAATGATTTCTGAGTTAAACTACCAGCCGCGAACACAGTACCATTGATCCCACCCTCTTCCTGGCAGCCTCGAAAGTTTAGACTGTCTATTCCTGCTTGAATTTCAGGCTTCATATCAAAAACAGTTTCATTAGATCCGATTGATAGCGTTGGCGTTATGAAATTAATTGAGCCACTTGTTGCTGCTCCCTGCCCTGTAAAATGAACACAACCAGGCGCGTTATTGCCAAACACAAACATTAAATTGACTTCGAAAAATAGCGTTCCTTCAAATACTAATCCTTGATTGAAATTAGTTATTGATCCGAAGTGAACGTTCCAACCACCACTTGATGTTCCGCCATTAATAGAACCCATAGCTAACATGTTGGTGAATTTAGGGCCATTAGATGCCTGAAAACTCCAAGGATCGCCGCCTGATGTATTATTAATTTCCCACATGTTACCGTTAGGTGCTTCAAACCACGTTAAGTCTTGTATTTCAATTTCGCCCTGAGCATCTAAATCGCGGAAACAAGAATCAGTCCCTGTATAAATCCATTTTGCTCTATTTAAAGCTCTTAGTGTGGCTCGCTTACCTGCGCCAGGCAATGCCAATGGATAAGGACTAGAAATATCATTGTCAAAAATATACTCATTGTCACCAGGTATTATTGATAAAACACCATCTTTTAACACTGGATCAGGAAGGTCAAATAACGACCTCACAACAACAGCGCTAGTATTAGGCTTTAGCGTAAAAACTTTTGAAAAACCCATATCAGACCACCTTTACATTTATAGTGCAACCCTGATTCGACCAAATGAACGCGCCAACATCGTCAACATCGTTTATCAATTCTTCTCTAGGATAAAATGGCCTAAAACCAGTCGTATTATCAGGTTCACCTGCAAGAGCCGCCCCTGAATACAACTTACCTTGCCCATTCCCAATCATCTTTACGCTAATCTGTATCCCAGGAGTTATCCCTGTTTCGCTGTAAATATCTACAACTGTTTTAGCCGGTACAACAATATTTGGTATTGTATTTGCCATTTATACAACCTCTTTTAGCATGTTAACTCGCAATTATACCGTGTAATAACGGTTGTGTTACGGTTATTATATCACAATTTTCATCTTGATAACTAACAGCAGAGCGATTATAGGCAGCGTAATATCTCTGCTCACCGTTTATAATCCACTCAATATCATCGAATGATTTAATGAATTTACCTTCTGCCACTTGCTCAACACCATCCTCATCAGTGTAAACAGTGTCTTTAGCTTTACCAATCACCGCTGTCATCGGCAGACTTAGAAACCAATCAACCTGCTCTTGGTTCAATCGGCTTAGCGCAACAGACTTAACACCAGTCGCTTTAATCGGATTCTTATCGGCAATCAGTTTTGCCTCACCATTATCATCAACGTAACAATGTTTACTTCCAGCTTCAGCTTCTGCTAATAGTGCTGTACGAAATACAGGTGTATCAATTACTTCTGTTATATAATCTCTCATAATTAAGCTCCTGCCAGTACGTCATAATCGTTAGCTTTGAGTGACTTCATGTGTCCGAACATGTGCGTTACACCTTCCGAAAATGCGCCAACACGAATCAGGGCAGGCGATGTTATAGGTGATGCAGTAGCAACAACGGAATCTTCTATAACCTCATTCACTGACAATTTAAAGTTTGTGCCGTCAAATATAACAAGCACGTTGTCCAGTGTGTTTGGCGTAATGGTCGATGTTGATGTTAACGTATCAGTTAAGCCGCTAATCAACTTGGCAACGTAATTACCTGAACTGTTAATACTCAATGATACATATTCAGTTAATCCAGCATTGCCTAATATAAATACCGTTTGATCAACAGAGTTAATTCCTAGCACATCAAAAACAGTGTTTATTGTAAATAGTGCCGGGTCAAACCCTGCTGGTACTGGATAGGTTAGGTTTGTTGCTGCTTGTGTTGTATTGAGTCCATATATAGGGTTTACATGGAATGGTAGACCAGTGTCGTTAGGTGCCCACACAATACACTCTGTCAGAGTGGCACCTATTGATCTGAAATCTGCCGCATAGAAAGAACTACCACCTATCTCAGTGGTGTCTACTGTTAGGTTAAATCTTTTCCACTGCTCGGTTAATTCAACCAAAGATTCAGACACAGAGTTATGTGATAGCAATCCAACATATCCTGTGCCAGATACAGTTCTTGCCCATATGTATTTGCTTTCACCATTTATAATCCCAATAGCGTTTCCTGACGCATAGTAATCGCCATTTCCTGTTATAAGATATGCGTCTGTAGTGCCGTTTGGTGATATTACCGATGATGGTGATACAGTTGCTAGTCCATTTATCCAAAAGCTTGCGTCTGTCAAGTCTGTTTCTATTTTATTAGTCACCGCACCACCAAGCAACACGCCATCCTTCTCAATACGTGGATGGTCAATTGCTGCTGTTTTTATTGTGCCTACTGGGTCTCCGCCTAAATCAGTAGGGCACGCAGCACTATACTGCGCAGTTGATGCGCATGTGTATGTTGCAGGTCCAGTGCCTAGTCTTGGCTCGATTCCCCACGTGCAATCGTACTGAGTGTAAAATAAAACTCTTGGATCTGTTTCGATTAGTGACGGCGCAATTGTACAACCTTGATTTGACCAAATAAAAGCGCCAGAGTCTCCTGTGTCGTTTAACGCCTTCTCTTTCTCATAGATCGGATAAAACCCAGTTGCATTATCTGGCTCGCCATCTAAAGACGGACCTGAGTAAAGCTTGGCTTCACCATTTCCTATCATTTCAATTACGATTTTAGATCCTGTTATGATATCTGTTTGCGCATATAGATCGACAACAGTTTTCGCTGGAATAATCACATTAGGCAGAGTATCAGACATTTATCCCCTCTCGTAAAAATAGCTCCATATAGGAGCTATTTTAAAACTTTTAACTAGCTGTTGCTAATTAAGCAGCTTGGCAGTAAAGCGCACATTTCTGACCGCTGAATGTGTTTTTAGAGACAAAGCCCTGCGCCATCCACTTGACCATTACATACGGGTCATTGTGCTTGGTGCGTTGGTCCATGTAGCTAGACATTGCCTGACCGGTAACAGCGTGCAAACCATCAAGATTGATGTATGCCATCATTAGTTCTTGACCGCCCGATAGCATTGGATCTTCATAAACTGAAGCGATACCGTTCATGCCGCGAACTTGTTGCAATACTGTTCCGAAGCTAGGCTCAGTTGTGCTGTATGGTGTACGCTCCCAATAAGACATCATTTCACGAGAAATTGCTAACTCGATTAACTGCGAGCAGTTGTTAGTGATACGTAGCAAATCACGTAAACGTGCAATCTCATCAACAATGGCTTTGCCTGTTGTCGCGTTGTCGTCCATGTCTACAGATGTTGTAGCTTGCACTAGAGATGTATCAGCTTTAATACCTGACCATACTCGACCGTCAGGAGACTTAACAGTTGCATCACCGTTCCACAGATAGTTGTTAGCAGTGCGGAGTAACACGAGTGTAGCTTCGCGGCTATCATCAACCATTGTATCAAAACCGTCCGCGCCAAATGTTAGATATTCACGCCAGTCGCGCTTAGTGCCGTGATCCATGATTGGAATCACAGTGCCAGCGTTTTTGTATTCAACTGCATCAGTGATAATACCTGTTTGACCAGATAGAGACACCTTTCCACCTGTTTGTGCGCTTGCTTGACGATACGTGTAATCAAGCTTACCAAGGTTAACTGCTTTTGATACAGCATTAATTCGCTGATACGTTGCAAACTCACCAGCAGGATTCATAATAATCTGCGTGCGATCATCCATTTCGCGATAGGCTTCGTCCGGGCTTACACCTGCATTTGTTAACAGTTTTTTAAAGTCTGATTCAGACGCACGTTGCAGCTCAGCGTTAACTTGATACTGGTGACGCTGTGCGCGAGTCCATTCTTTCGCTTTATTGCGATTTAAATATAAAGTGCTCATTTATAGCGCCTCCACTAATACTAATTCATCATCTGCTGATGTTGTTACCGTTTCGCGTGCCACCGCTACAGCTACACCTGCTGACAACACAACTAAGCGACCACTTGCAGCGCGTTCAAGTAGCGTTTCATTTTCAACTAGCGCTTGACCTGTTGCCGCGCGAACCCGGAAAACTAAGCCCTGTCGTGCAATATACGCTTCCATTGAATCGCCAACAACAAACGCATCTGAAATATGACCGCCTACACCTGGCCCTTTTTCTTTTGCAATAAGTAATTGTCCAGCCGTATCTGCCGCGCCTGCATCTAGATCATTACCTGATTTTGCAACAATGTTACCAGGTAAAAACGTTGCACCGGCTAAGCCTTCAACGACAAGTGGATTTGGAAGCTCCACCGGGCCTGCATGTACTTTATAAGCCATTATTTAGTCTCCCAAGGTTTCATGGAAATTGTAGAACCTTCTTTATCTTTAGGAGATTGTGAATTGGTTCCGTTTGGTGCGCCTACTACAACGCCATTTTTAGCAAGGACTTTGTGAAGTGCATTGGCACCGAGCGCCTTTGCTTCAGCTTCTTCAAGCCCCATAAATGGAGCAGCTTGTTTAGCTAGTGCATCAAGCTCTTTGTCTTTGTTACCGGCAAGCTCGGCTTGCAATGTTTTTACTGTTTCGGTTAGTGGCGCAATAGCTTTGTTGACCGCTGCGGCAATATCCGGCGTATTTGACTCATTGTATTTTGCAAGCAATTCAGCGTCGGAAATTTCTGCATTAACAGTAATCCCTTTTGCTGCAAGTGCTGCGATCAGTGTTTCGCGCATTGCGTCACCCTCTTTATTGTTAATTAAATTATTGTCATTTGCATTATCGCAATTGTTTTTATTGTGTGCAAATGCCTGTTTACATGCAGCAAAGAATCGTGCCAATAGGCTTTTTTCTTGCTCGTTTGTGGCAATTCCGTTAATCACCTCGTCAATATCTCCGAGCGTTTTTAGCATCTCGTCGATATTTACTGTGATGGTCTGGTCATCATTTTCGCCATTAAAGCGGATAAATGTTGCAGCGCCACCAGCAGGCGGCTCATCATCAGGTAGCATTGCAACGTGATCACCGATCTGATTCTTGGCTTTTGCATGGTATTCTTTTCCGCAAGCATTAACGCCTGATTCATTGTTTCCATCGAAAAATAACCCGGTAGAAATTCCAATCGGCTCACCGTTTTTTAGGCGATTAACATAATACTCGCCATTATCCTGCGCAAGCATCATCTTTTCTTTGAACTCGGCATCTGCATAGTTTACGCCGTTGTTATTATACGTGTTGATGATCACGCCACCCGAGAAGTGATCCATCATGGCTTTTCCTGACATTGCCGAAATGCCGTTTCCGTTTTCGTCCTCTGGGTGTCGTAGAGTAACAGGCTGCCCGCGATACGTTGCAAGGCCTTTGGCATTCTCTTCTTTTTCGTAAAGAATGCCGTTCATTACCGCATCATCAACTGTGATCGGTATTCCTAAGATCTGCCAAATCCCGTCTTTAACTTGACGGAACTGACTTTTCTGAGTGTTTGTGTAAATGTTTATCCGCATATAATTACTCCTTTTATCGGATTATACCGCCGTGTTAATTTTGTGCAAAATGCGATAGAAAACTGACAAATTTGAAACAGTCGTGATTGATTTTGTTAGCTATCAGTAGACGTTAAGAGAAAAGCCAGCGGTTAGGCTGGCATATATTTTCCGTTCGTTGTTGATGATCTGCTATATCTGCTCCAAGTATATCCCACCTATATTAACGCTGTCACCAACATCAATACCAAGGAATCTCACAGTAACACATGCGTGCGTAGCTCCTACAGGCTTTGATTCTCTGTGTGGGAATTTGTATCTTGCATAATACAATCTATCTCCAGTATACGATGGATCTGAAGTGTCAGCATATCCTGTTGAAAAATCATAAAATCTTGTAGAACCTTGTGAAACCAACGCCAGGGTGTTTGTTGTCTCAAATAATATAGTTCCTGTAGGTGACGCTGCATAAGAGTTTGGCGCGGCAAATGTAAAAGTGTCGGCGTCAGTAATGCCACTAACAACAAATACCCTATTCCACTCAGTCTCCACAGCACCTGAAACTCTTATTGAACTTCCTAGTGTTAATCCATGGTTTGTACATACAGCAGTTGCAGTTGTCGTACTTCTTGTCAAGGACGTAATAGTACCTGAAACAATTTCATGCTCTCTGAAGTATTGCGTAGTTATTTGCGCGGTTAAATCACCAGTTGTTGTACCGCCTCTCAGTATTACATTGGTTCCGATTAAACTCTTCTGATCCAATGCTACTGGTGTTGTTCCTACAGTATATGATTCTGTTAGCGAAAATGTACTTTGCAATTGAAGCGCGGCAGCAGATCCGTCAAATGTGTTTGTATTTACTATTACACTATCTATACCATTATTGCGTTTGTAGCAATAAAAACCAGCATCTCCTCCAAACTCTAGTGACGCGCCTACTGTTGAATAATTAAAATCCCAATTCCAGTTTTTAATGCTAGATTTTGACACAGTTTGAGAATAACCGTTGAAAACAATATTTTTTGCATTTGAAATAGTCACGTCATCATCACACATAAACAAACCTGACTCTGCGGTGTTTAAAAATTCGTTATATCCACTGAAATGCAGACCGTCAATTGAAAGATCCATTCTGCCTATAAATAGAGGTATTCTTGGAACTGATAACTTATCAGTTCTTGTCAGAGGTTTTGTGTTGTCATTGTTTTTTGGTAAAACTGTACATCCAGATACGTTTATTGCTATTTGTCTGTTTGTTGTAGTTCCTCTAATCATAAAATCATCACAACAATTCTCAAAATGACAACAACTAAAACTAATAGATTGGAACCCTGCCAAATCTGTAATATCTAGCACCGAATTACCGCAAAAATCAAAACTGCAATTAATGAATATTATCTCAGTACCTAAATCATTTACTAAAACTGCATTATCACCACCAGCGAATGTACCATTAAAAAACGACATCCTTTCACCAGAGTTAGAGCCTGCGCTGTCAGGGAATGTCAGTATATTATCCCCTGCCAATTCCCATCTGAAATTCTGAAAGTTGTTTATATATGTGTCATAACCCCTAATTCTAACCAGTTCACTAAAATCTTGTATTACTATGCTGCCTAAACCTGCATCTCTAAAGTTTGATGCTGATGCGCCAGATACACTATTGCCAAATTCAACACCAACTGAAGTACCGGAAACCCCCGGGCCGACAAGTGAAAATCTACCATTAAACACATCTCCGTTTGACGAAGCGTTTTTTATGTCTCCATATGTATTGCCTTCATTATTTAGTTTAATCGCGGTTACTGTAGTAGCTGCACCACTGTAGTCAAAAACAACACTTCCTTTTGATTTAAACTTAACCCACGGACGTAATGTTAGGCCAGTTAAGCATTGATACACTCCGCTATCAATAACAATCTCCTGTACAGCTGAGTCATTGCCATTTGCAACAGCCCTGCTAACAATCAAATCATGCATGTCCTGAATTACAAGTGCGTTGTCAGCAATTAATTCAGAGAGGCCAAATTGTGATGCGATAATTTCACCGTTGTCATTATTTAACGATGCTGGCTGTGTCATTTGGTACGCTGCTGGCTCCGTTGTATTCAAAGTGCTACCAACAACAGATGAAATTGTTTTACCGATTGCTGCAGAAGGTACAGAATAAACAACCTGAACAGATGCATCATAGATATACTCAGGAATTGGCGTCACTGTATCAGTGCTGTAGATAACTGCGCTGTCTGCAACGTTGAGAGAGCGGGCGATTGATTTTAGTTCGCCAATTGCAACAGCTTGCCATTTTCCATCCTCTGGTGATTGCGTAGGATCGCTGCCTGTTGGTGTATAAGGAAGTGCACCTATATACCGCCATACAGCATCTTCTAGATTTGTTACTGCTTGCGATGTATAAACTTGATTTGCTGATGTTATTTGAACTTTTGTTACGTCTGAAAAATCACCAACAATTTGATACCCTGCTGCTGCGATTGCTGTTGTTATGCGCGTTTCTGCGTAAGCTTCTGTGCCAGCAAGTGTCTTCTTTGTCACCCCTTTTCGGTTTGTGTATGTTTCTGCTGTGTCATTTACAAACAAATCGTGGGTAATAAGGTTGTCTTTAGCAACCGCTAAATCTGTTGATCCGACTGGCTGTGATGAAGGGCGTGGGTTGTCGTATGCCATGAAAAATATCCTATTAAATTGATTAACAGTCATTTTATAGCAGGCGAAAAAAAACAGCAAAAGCCGTTAAGCTAGTGCTGTTTTAAATCATGTCTTTTTGCCGGTGGCGACATTACCAACCATGAGAGTATCCCGATCGACATGACCACAGAGATCGGACTCTGGCACTTTGCATACGAAAACAGCAAGAGCGTTGATGAATCAACATAGCCGCAAGGAGTGCCTATCTGTCTCGGCGTGGCATTTCTGCCCGGCGTCTTCTATCTGTAATCGCTTGACTCACGTGGAGGAAGTGAGCTGCGTGGTTAATATTTATTAAATGCACTTGAACGTGACAACCAATGGATCTAACCAAAGCTGAAATAGCTACAAATGCACTTAATAAATACCGCGTGTGCGGTCACTTGTCATATTTCCTCAAAACTGAAAGCCCACAGTTATCGGCTAACATTACACAATCGCTCTGTTTTATATAGTTGAAGCAGGAAAACTATGCCGCTTATACCTGCCAGCTTGCGGCTCTCTATGCATCGCTGAGGCGCGATTATTTCAACTAATACAAACAAAACAAAAATGATAGAAGATAAAGCTTTAACGGCTAAAATCATTATCACCTCTTTTGCAGGATTAAAATGCGTGTGATTACTTACGGTAATCAATCTGGTTCATATTTATTCTCGCCTTACCTAGCAGCGAGCGTTCTTGGTAACTTTTACATCCGTTGACTACCCAAGCTGTGGATGTTGTCGGGTAAGCGTTGCCTACAAATCGAATACTATACACGCAGGCCTAATGTGTCAACAATTATTTTGTATCTGTACCTATTTTTTTATCATAACTGCGCATTGCTGCAACTCCAAGCATTGACATTAGCAGCCCGATTATGTCCGTAACACCTAAATCCGGGAACATTGGCAAAACTATATCAGATGCATTAACTGAGCCATGCAAAGCAGAGTAACACTGCCAAGTCCAAATTCCTGTCATTACTAAAGCTTTCGGAATGTACATCAAGCCTAATGATAATGCGCCAACCCAACCGATAGCAGGTCTCCAGCCAGACTGGAACAGCTTTCCACTTTTAGCATCAGCTAGGTTTATGTCAGCCTGTTTCAGCATTAGTTGAACATGGGCATTTAGTTTTGCCAAGTCGCCATTTTGTCGCATTTCTTCGAGCTTTCGCATTTCTTCTGCTCGTTTTGTTGGATCTGGAAATAGCTTTTCAATTGCTATTTTACCGAGATCAAAAGCTGCCGTTAATGGATCGAATGTCATACTAACTCCTTATTTAAAACCATTGTATTCAAAACTAAAGTGGTTTGCATCACCATCTTCAAACTGGCCTCCCCACCTGGCTAGCTTATGCATTCTAACCCATGCAAGGCCAAGTAATTGATATTCTTCACAACCGCCATCTGTTATATACTTGTCGTCAACAAATAAGTTTAAATCAACAGCTAATCGCATCTTATGCACACTGTTTGCTGCGCTGTAGCTTCGCTTAACGCCAAACTTTCCATGCACGCGCTTATCACGATATGCGTCGCCGAATGTTAACCCCCATCCTTGTGCAGTTGCAAAGTTGATTAGTTCAGATACGCATCGCGTAAATTCTTGTTGTGTTTTTGATAGGCTCATAATAAACCATCTTCTTTTAATTTATTCAAATTGTGAGTTACTTTATATTTTCCAAACTCACCGTGCAATTTTAATGCAGCATCATTATAAGCTAGTACGGCTTCTTTTTTATTTTGGTAATAGCCAAGATGTATGCTTTTGCTATTTACGGTAATATTAACAATCCAACAGGGTGGCATTCTTGAGCTGTCATAGTCATACCATCTTACGCCAAAATAACCGCTTGAATTATTGCACGGAATAAGTTGGTGCTGAGCGTTATTATTTTTTGTTACTTCACGCAAGTTCTCGATTCTGTTGTTTGTCCTGTCATTGTCAATATGATCTAAAAACTTAGGCTCAGTTCCATTGTGCCACATCCAAATTAATCGATGGGTAAGATATAGATTATGTGAAATGGTTGTTCTTCTGTATCCGTTACTTTCCAATTTTCCTTTATGTATATCACCAATTTTCTGCGTCCCTCTTGCTACTTTTCGTACAAAATAGCCATCTACATGGTAGTCGAACAAATGCTTCAACTCTTCTTGTGCTGGTAATGACAAATTCTTTTGATTATAACCAACGCTTTGAGCTGATTTTAACCTTCTTATCTTCGCCATTTCAGAGGCGCACCGCTTGCAGGTTCCGCGGTACCCTCCTTTACATTTATAAAAACTATCTAATGACTTTTCTTGCCCGCATCGTATACATTTTTTCATAGTTAATTATCCTCATCTTTAAGACATAGGCAATTATACCTCAGTGCACAAACAATGTCTTTATTTAGATGGGAACCATTTCGATTTTTGTTTTGCCATTGCGTCAATCATCTTCTGTTGCAACACTTCACCAGTTTTTCTATTTACCAAAACGTCAAGCGTAGAGCAAAGACACGAAATACTATTAGCATCCTTAGCCCACCAATCGCGCTGCTCCTGCATCGTGTGAATAGTTCCATGCCTTGCTGCGTGAGTGTGTCTTGTTGTTGGTGACAATGCAGATCTGTGTGCCTGCTTAATTTCCCAATCATCATCTTTTAGCGCAGTCTCGTTTAGCTCCTTGGCTTCTCTCATGTACGCCGACCGGTAAGCATGATTAACCTCAGTCCTCGCTATTCGCTCAGCTCTCACCATGCCTACACCTAACCGCTTGTTAATCATTCCTTTGAGATCGCGCACACCAACACCACGCGCAACGCCTTCAGCCAATGTTAAACGCAACTGGCTTTTCATTTCACCGGTTAAGCCTTTCATTAATTCAAATGTGCGTCCATAAACCAACCGCAATCTATCCATGTATGCCGGTGATTGTAGTTGTTGCTGCGCGTTTAACAATGATAGATTTGCCTCCACAGGTGTTCCAGTGGTTATTCTGACTGCAGACTCAAAACTATCTGTTGTGCCATCCTCCAGGGAGGATTGAACGTAATCATTTAGGAAGAAACGAGTAGTCCAAAAGTCAGAACCAGATAAAATATCTTCCGTCAATATCCGGTCAATAGCAGACATCGTCCGATCCATTGTGTCCGCATCCAGCAAATAATCGTAGCGGATGGCGTTTTGCATTAGTTTTAATTCACTTTTAAGTAAATTATCTGGCAATTCAAAATCGCTGTTCGCTATAAGATATGCTGCATCCGCCTTATTTGCTGCCAATGTTGCTCTGCGCTTTTCGTCTTTCGTGACTCTCGGCGCTTCGTCATCAGGCACAATGCGCTTAACGCTTGGTATCGTTTCGATAACGTCATTAATGCGCTTGGCTGCACGCTGCCAGCGGTTTTTATTGTTGACAAAGGCTAGGCTTATGTTTAGTTGCTGCCCAGTTGGATGCTTGTGCGATCCTGGTTTAAGAGGGTTCATTCATCACCCTCGCCACCATCATCCAACACAATAACGTCTTCAACAGGAGCTCCAGCCTCTTTCTGAATGTATTCAGTACTATAAACCGGCTGCATTTTACTATCAACGCACACCTTATTTGTCTCTGCACGTTTCTTGGCTAAATCAACTTGCTGCTCTGCTGTTGACTCATTCAGATCGCGCCATACGATGTTTATTTTGTCTTTTGGTTCAGGAAAATTGAATTTAATCATCCAATCATTGAGTAACCCGGTAATCATTTCGTTACCTACCTGCTCCTGTCTATCCATGATAACGCGATTCCAGTTTTTGATGTCTTCACCGCTCGCCCGCTCGCCTGTTTGGTGACCCACTAAAATTGTCATTGGTTTTGAGTGATGTGCTGCACACTCATTGACTGCAATTGTCCATGCATTAGTCGGATCTGCTAAAGTTGTTTGCAGCATTTTAACATCTCCTACTGTAACCAGGCTGCGGCTAATATCATTGTCAAAGTCATCCATCGAATCAAGTATTGCATTAGCATCTGCTAGAGTTGAGTTTTCAGGCAGCGTATTTGCATATTTGTTTGACGCATTCTGGAAGAACCCCTCAGCCCCGCTCATGCGAACTTTTGCCGCATCCATTAACGCTTCAAAGCAGCCCTCATTGCATGGAATTCCGTAAATTGAACCATCTAACGCACCCTCGCCATAGGCAAACACCCTGCTGGCGTGTATTTGATAGCCTGACTCTTCCCATTCATTTGTCGAGCCAGCTACATTTGTTTTTAGGTCGAATATTAACGGACTTCCATAGTTTATGTTTGCAGGATTCTGCACAGCTGTCGAAACTTCTAATTGTGCTTCATGGTAGACGCGCAAGCCAACTAGATAATCCATTGTTGGTAGCGTCACAAGCTCATCTATGGTGTTAGCAGAATCTTGTTCACTTGTTACATACATCATTGCACCGTAACGCATAGGCCTCTGAGCTTTGTCTAATCCTTTCAGCCGCTCCCATGCTTTTAGTCGTGTAAAGTGTTCATCAACTGCTATCTCAAATTCTGTTGGATTATTTTTACGACGATCAGCATCTTCATCGCCATCAAATATAACAGGTGCAACTCGCCAGGTATCATTAACAATTGAAAAGGCAAGGTTAGATCCAAGCCCGTTTCTATATGCCATATCATAATGCTGGCGCAGTGATATTGTGTCAGGGTAACCGGCTTGCTCAGCAATGTTTCGCTTGTGATCTGCTTTTAGCGCTCTACCTCTGCGCAACTCGCCTGCTGTGCGCAAACCAACATGCCCAAGATCTGCACGGTCAATTGAATTATTAGCTTGCTTGTTTCGCGCCTGCATTTTGCGTCGATTTTGTTTGTTTTTGCGTTTAGACATAAAGAAAAGCCTCATTAAGTTTATGAGGCTATTGTAACTTATCTAATGTGTAAATAAAAAATAGGCTATTTAATGATTTTAACAATTGCTATTATTACAGATGATAAAAAAGCAGAAGCTAAAGTCAACCACAATGGAAAATCAAACCAAGTCGAAAACACAACTTCAGTGCCAAGATTAAACCACAGAAAAAATACACTCCATAATGTCAATAACGGAAACAATAACCATAAGAATCTAATTTTCAATCTCCTTAAATAAAATATTTACACATAACATTATTACAAAATCAGAATATGTCAAGTTATTCTTGTTCTTTCTTCCTGTCCTTTGCCGCCCAATACAGTCTAATTGCCCGGTCAACAATTAGAGTTATTACCCCACACGCTGAGATAAACTGAAATGTATCAACATCAATAACCAGACCTAGCTTTTGTGCTGCCTCACTTATCGGTATCGCCACGATTGAGCTTTTCCCTACTGCGTCTATTCCTTTCTCTAGCATCGGCTATTAACCTCATTGTTTTTAACAATACTCTTGCCCCTGCTATTGCAATAAGCGCTATAAGTCCAATTTCTATCATTCCATGCTGCCCATATTGTCGCGGCATTTATAGCCCATATCGCAAATGGGAATATTGCTGATATAGTTGTTGCATATCCATCTGCAAAATAGCAATCAACAACAGAAACCGACATTAACACACACGCCATCCCTGTCACTATTTGGCTGTATAACATTTTAAGCCTGCACATAACGATCCACCAGGCAAAAACAATAAGAAATAGTGCAACATAATAAACATAGGCTTGATTGTGATATTGCAAAATATTAAACGCAACATCGCTTAATGTATCTGATAGTGCAGCTATAGAAAGAGCAATAACTGCTCCTTGCTTGTTATGCAATATTAATGCTGTAATTAAAAATATAATTGAAATCATAATCATTTCTTCACTGGATTAGTTGCAAATGATTTTTCATCTGTTGGTTTTTCTGGACGTTCCGGTTGCCTGTCTGTGATAAACATAATAACCTCTGTTAAGTTGTTTTAAATCATTGTAGTGTCAATTTGTGTAAATGTAAAAGGACGAGCAGTTATTAATTAATTGCCATGTGCTTGACGGGCTACCTTCTCCGCGCCTTCCTTGCAGCCAGTACGCTTGATAGGGATGATTCTTTAACTTCATAGTCAGCCATTATAAGCGCGTCCGCTAAGTTTGTAGATGCAATGCCACGCTTTAACAGCTTATCTTTTGGCTCAACTCTTAGCTTACTTCCGACATATTCACGCAATGGAGCAGATAACTCGAATATCAATTTTTCTAATGTATCTTTATCTATTAATTCGCTGTCGAATGAAATAATAGCATTTCTATCATAATCCATTTCCTGAGTCGCAAGCCATGCCTGCTGACATCTGTATCGCATTCTCCACCAGCGTTGTGCCTTTAATGATATAAACACCTCTTTATTTTTCTTCTTGTGCTGATCATCAATCTGATCAGGGTTTTCTATTGCGCCGGATGCGTTGAACGGCACTATTTTAATTTCGCCAGTTCCTAATATTTTGTGCTCAAATTGAGGCTTGGATAGTGTTTGCGCCGTTCCAGCCCCGACGCCTATTGTATCAAATACAAGTTCATCTGCGCCGTTCTGAAGAACATTCTCCCATGTGTCGTGAGCCGCGCTCACCGGGTCGCTCTGTCTAAATTCACTAGCAAAAGTGACAACCTGGCCGTGCAGCATAATATTTGCATTCGGATCTTTACCGCCGGCGCTGACATCATCGCCCATTCGCTTTATGCCTTCAGGTTCGATACCAAGCTGCTTGTGTATATCGACACACGCCCTCACCCATTTCTGAGGTATAACCGACAATGGACTGCTATTGAGTGGGTTCCCTTCCCATACCCATTCATACAAATCAGGGTCTTTTGCTTTATCATCCAGCCTCTCAGTGTTTAATGCGTCAGGGAAAAACGGATTGTCAGACCAATTAATTTTAGTGACAATAGAATCAGATGGTGGATTAACAACAAACCGCTGATAGGTTGCATCCATTATCCCTCGCGGATTGAATGTAATTATTATTCTAGCCGACTCTGTTCGTATTGATGGTGTTAATACTGCCCAGCTTTCCTCTGTTATATCCTCGCTCTCTTCGCACCAGACGCGATCAATACGGGCAATAGATTTAACTGAGGTAACATTTGAACGCAAGCCACGGAAGAAGAAGCGAGATCCATTAGCTCCGCATATCTCAGTCTTTGTTTTTGTGAAAAAAGAATCAAGCCCAAGCTTTTCTATTTGCTCCCACAGTAGCGCCATAACAGAATCATTAATCGAGTTCTGCAGTTCCCTTGCGCATAGTACCTGAATGTCGGCTAGATATGCCTCAATGATGAGTGTTTTAGCTACAAATACACTCTTTGCGCCGCCCCTTCCGCCATGCATGATGTGATAGCGCTGATTCCTAAACAGCTGTTTACGACTACCAATATTATCCAGGTCGACATGAGGCTCTAATTTAGCGACAACTTCATAGTTCATTTTTTATCCGGTCGGACGACTGTTACTTTCAAATCTGCTGAATGACTACCATCGCTTGAAATATTATCCTGCTGAACTTTTTCAGTGAACCCATGATTGGCAAGAAGTAATTTAGTAATTGCTGAATTAAACTTATTTGACAAGCCGCCGTTAATGAGTTTGACGCACTGAACTTCTTCGATCCGCTCTAAGGTGTCCGATAATATTTGACTTTTGTTCTCTTCTTTCCACTTATAAACCGTGGATTTGCTAATGTTTATGTAACTGCAAAGCCCGACAATGGTCGGCACAACTTGGTCGAGATCTTGATATGAATTCAAATAATCCTCGATCATAAACTCAAGTTCTTGCGTCATTTTTGTTGGTCTACCGGCCATAAAAAATCCTAGTAAAGTTGTTAATCAATACTAGGATTATACGGTTTGCTAGGTGTTAAGTAAATTATCAAAACCCAATCTCATCATCAATCCGCTTTTTCTCCTGCAAATCATAAATGCGATCACGAACCATTACCTTACTTTTTGCATAAAGCGTCTTAGATAGTTTCTTCAAAATAGGCGATTCAGCTTCTCTCTCAATCTTTTTGCGAAGTCTTCGATCGAACTCTTCGATAGCTGCTTTTCTTTTTGCCTCATTATAGTCCAGGCAATCATCGCATCTTGTTGGCTTTGTTTTGTCATCAAGCCATTTTGTAAAGTGGCTTATGTGCTTATTCTGCCCGCAACATGTGCAGTAATATTCATCTCTCATGTTTCACCTCGTTAATTTAAATAAATACCGGCTTGCTCCATGCTTTTATTGATCATTGATAAAGCTGTTTGTTCGTCAATGCTATCAAATATTTCATCAATTGTTTTACTGTTATCATTTAACGAAATACCAATGTTGCATACTCCATAATCAAGCGGTTCAAAATATATTTTAACTTCAGGTATATTGTCCCCGGTAACATCTTTCTTTACTAACACCTGGCCCTTAACTGTTTCAAATATTTTGCAAAACATAACTAATCCTTAGCTAATTAATTGATACAAAATAGCAGCATCTGTTGCAGAACCGATCAACAAAACAATTAAAAGCCATTTAACTTTTGCGCTCATAATTCTCTCCTGATTTTAATTCAATTTTATAGTTTGTGGCCCATACACATTGAGCAAACTGCCGGCCTAATTCACACGCCAAAAAATGCTGCCATCTTGTCCACTTCAAAACATGACCATTCATCAGTGCAGGCATGATCACTCTCCATACTTTTCAAGACGTTCAATTTCAGCCTCTATGTAAAATTTGATTTTCTTTGCGTCACGCAATTTTTCTGAGTGTTCAACTTCTCCATACCGGTACGAAGCCCTGAAAATCTCGCCAATCTGAGCGTTCATGTTTTTGTGGCTGATTAAATGTTGCAGCTCTGTTGCGTTTTCTGGCAGCTTATAATAACTAGCTGTTGAGCCATCTGATTTGATTTTTTTCATAAAAATTATCCTATGTAAATTTCTCTAAATGAATCACAATAACTAGAACCATCAATGTGGTATTTCATTTCAACAAGCCCGGTTAACGGATATTTCACTTTGTTATTGCACGCGCAATTACTTCTCGGTTTCTTTGCGTAACGACAATTTATGCATTGCTTTTTCATATTCTAGTTCCTTTTACTGGATGCGTTAGCCAAAGCCGCCGCGAAATTCAAACCGGCCTCGGCATTGTTTCCATCACATTTTCACATGGCCTTACCAGGCAAGGGACAATTAGCCTCTCGGCTCATCTCGCTAAACGAGGGCAACACACTCGGATTGCTGATAACGATCACCTCCTCACTTTGATTCTGGTAATTTTACACCTGAATCCGCAAGCGTTCTAAATATCGTTTTCATATAACCGATAGAGTCTTCCCAACATGGCTGCTTATCTGGCGCTATAGCAAGCTCATACAGGGCTTTTGCAGTTTCCTCTAGCACTTGCTCTGTTGTTGGCGCTGGTGGCTCTGTGGTTAGCAGCATCGTTGTTACAGCAATAGGTACAGATGATTCATCAGGAAGTATATAAGATCCAGTATCGAACTTAGGGTCTTTGCTTAGATAAACAGCGGGCCCTTTAATTTCATGATGGTAGCATGTGTCGCCTAGTTCAAATGTTGCAGATGGTTTAAATTCTTTAAACCATTTCTTATGAGCTTCATAGCTTTGCGGCTCTCCGTCATTCATCCAGGTAGCCTCTGACAGTTCTTTTACGCAGTGGTTGTACTCGCTGACAGTGCATATCTTATATCCATATTTACCACGTTTGATATCATATGTTAATTCTCCACAACTCTTGTCATAAAACAAATCCCACACTGGAGTTTTTGCTCGCATAAAATTAACCGCATCAACAACGGTCTTTTTGTTTTCGCGCTCAACTAAATAATAATAATCTGCATGGTATGCATACTCTCCGTCATCGAATTCATTGAAATACCCATGCTCATCTAAATCTGATGACAAGCCATTGTAAGCTTTATGTTGTTCAATCGTACGGTTATTTAGCTTATCAACAACAGCAAAATTCTTTCCGTCTTCCCATTTTATGTCTGCGCTTGTTAATTTACTCATTGTCCTTTCCTTTTCGTTTTGTTCCAAAGATTTCATCAAATGCTTTTTGTGTTTGCTCGTCCATGTTTACTCCGCAATAGGCAAATACTTAAGCGCATATCCGATTTTAGGGTGAGTCACGATCTCAATGCCGCCTAGTTCATTTAACTTTTTGCGCAGCGTGCTGATATGCTGCGTCAAAGTGTGACGAGCAACAACACCAGTTAGCTCCATCAGTTCTTGTTCTGGAATAACCGCCGGGTATTTATCACGGAATTTCTCAAGCAGCTTAACATGCATTAGCCGCATCATCGTTGATTTGCCGTTCGCTGTAACTTCTGTTCCATTAATTTCTATTTGCATTTTTGCTCTCCTGTTTAGTTGATAAATTCAATATATACGCACTTTAAACAAATATCAACTAAAAATGTTAAATTTATTCAAAATAATCAAAATTGGACAAAAAATAAAATTGGACACGTTTTGGACACGTTTTGGACAAAGATTTTCCTTTTAAATCAATCACTTATGCAAAAAAAGACGTTTTGGACACTTTTTCTGGAGTTAGAAAGAGTTAAAAAAAGACAAGATACACCCCCCCTTTATATATATTTATAATAATATTATTAATAATAAAATCTGTAAGAGTCTTATGTCTTTTGTCTTTTTAAATATATCTATCCCCGGAAAAAAGCGTCCAAATGTCCAAGTCGTTGATTTAAAATAGAAAAGTTGTCCAATTCCTGTCCAATTCCTGTCCAATTTTGCAAAAATGTCCAATTCCATTAAAAATAATGGTTATTTACTAAGAAGTCCGACCAGTTGTATATACGTTGAAATTTCATCTGCAAAATGATTAACTGTATATACATAACCAAACAGCGGAGAAATTATGAAACCACTTAATGTCAGATTTCCAGATGAAATTAGAATTGAAATACTACATGCATCTGTAGAACTTAACTGCAGTTTTAGTCACGCTGCCAGGCTTGCAATGACAACTGGACTAAATAAGATAAAAACAGATGCTGCTAAGTCGAAGGAGAAAGAGCAGAAGTCAACAGAAGAACAATTAGACATGCTAAAGTAAGGAAACAATCATGCCAGCATTAGCAAGTATATTTAACAGCCACCAGCAATCAGTGAGCAACAAGATTGCAACATGGGCAGATATAAAATCCATGTGCTCAACTCCAATTCTCTTTGATAGCGAGATATCAGAGCAGAAAGACAGCGATGGGGAGCTAATAAGCAACAAATACATGTTGTCATGCATTGCTGCTCACGATTGCAAACTAAAAACAAAACAGGCGATCACGCAGCACAATTCTATGTCGTGGCTACGCGTTGATTCAGACGAGAATTATTATTCAATTAATGAGTTAGCAAAAGCTTTGGCAAGCATAGGCATTAACACATTTGTTATTCACACATCCTGGAGCAGCAAAAAAGATTTCAATAAATTAAAATGTCTAATACCATTGGCAACACCTATTGATTTGGCTACATGGCAAAACTTGCAGGAAAGAGTCACGGAAGCATTGCACACTGACCCATGCATGAACAATATGACGCAAATCAGCTATGCGCCAGCAACATATCCCGGGCATTGTTATGAGCATTACATTCACGAAGCCGGGCATCATAACTTTGATTTGTTGCCACAGTTAAAACCAAAACCAGTAATTCAAAAGCGCGAGTCAATCAGCTATGAGGGCGATTCTCTTATTAAGGAATATAACAGCAGATTTGATTGGGATTTTGAGTTAACTGCTCACGGATATAAGAAAAAAGGGAAGCGATGGCTGTCGCCAACTGCAACATCAAAGATTCCTGGCGGTTCAATTTTTACTGGTGACGATGGCAAACTATTATTTCACACACACCACACAAGCGATCCAATTCATAAATTAGGTGCTGTTGATGGGTTCGGATTTGCCTGTGTAATGGCCGGGAAAAGTGCTAGAGATATGGTTATTGAATTAGCAAACGGAGAGTTAAAAGAATGGAACCAGAAAAAACAAAAAGCTTTTGTGGAAGGGAAGGAGCAAGAGCAAGTTTTAAATGACGATGACTTTGCTAAATTTAGCGCTATTTTTGCAAAAAAAACAGATGCAGAAAGCAATATCCACCCATTTTTTGGCAACATAAAAGCTCCTGTTGATGGTCATTATACGATGCCAACTGAGCTAACACCTCAGCAGCAAAGCGTTAAAAAAATAATTAGTAAGCCGCAATTTTCTGATAAAAGCCAGTTGGTAGATGTCGGCACTCCAAGTTGGGTTTTTCCAACTCCTGTTGATGAATCAATCAACATATTTACTGCACCTGGTTTAGTTGGTGAGTGCATTAAATACATAAATAGCACTGGCAGAAGACCACGGCCGACGCTTGCAATCGGTGCGGCATTAGCTGCAATGGGAGTTGTTGGAGGAATATCGCATGAGGACGTCGATTTTGGAGCCACAAGTAATTTGTTTTGTTTTAATGTTGCCGGCTCTGGATCAGGGAAAGAGGCTGTTCTTCAAAGTATAAGTAAAATAATAAGCGAGTCAGGATTCAAGGGATGTGTTTTTGGCAAAATAAAATCAGAGCAGGAAATTTACAGAAGCCTTATACATTCCCAAGTTGCTTGCTACAACATCGACGAGATCGGGGAGGTGCTAGGGAAGATTACCGGTTCAACAGAGACATATATGACAGGGGTGATCGGAGCTCTAATGGATATTTACAGTTCTGCTAGTAGCATAATGAATCTTGGTTTTGATGAGCAGCAGGATATTAAAGAAAAAGTGACAAAAACAGTCTCTATGTTGCAAAAGAAAATTGAAGACAATGAAGACGCTGATGTTAGCCAGCAAATAATAGATTCATTGAAGCCATTTCTTGAGGACATTGAAACAGGTTTTTTGAGGGCTCCGTTTTTAACGGTTTCAGGCTGCACAACACCATTAAAGTTTACAAAATTAGCAACGCCTGATTATGTTTTAAATGGGTTCATCGGAAGGTCATTAATATTTAGGGAAAACGAGGATGCGCCAAGGAAAGATTATTATTTTAAAAAACAGCCGTTCCCGCCTAATCTTTCGCATGAATTAAAAAAGATAAAGAACTGCGGAACACAAAAAAACATAGAGTTTGGCAGAACTCAGAATTATGGTGATAAAGTTGCAGTCAAGACAACGCAGGAAGCCCAGGAATGGCTAAGAGCGCTTGATTACAATATTGACACAGAAGCAATAGAGCACGTTAGCACTACCGGTATGCAAGCTCTAATAAACAGAAAACAAGAGCTAATTTTAAAAGTTAGCTTTATATTGGCAATTGGTGATGGCAAGGTGCGCACTTTAGAGCATGTTAAATGGGCGCAAAAACTTGTTGATAGAGATATATCAACAAAAATAAACCTTGTTATTGACGGGTCTGATCCAGAAGAAGGTCAAACAGGCGTTGATCGTATTTCAGATTTAACGCAAAAGGTTATCAAGGTCATGCGAAGAAAGGCAATTGATTTATTGCCAAGCGTCATAGCAGGAGACATTAGGGGGTATAACTCTAAAGATGTTGAAAAAGTGCTGCTTGTTCTCATCTCTCAAGGTGTTGTAAATGTTGTTGAACGGAAAGGGAAAAAGAATAGATACATTTTGTCTGATTTATCTTAAATTAATTTAAATTAATGTATTGCTATTTTATATGCTATGTGTATACTGAATATATACAAAGCAATGGAGAGGAAAATGAAAAGCAAAAGACTTATAGATTTTAAAGATGCATATATCTTAGTTAAAAAATATGCAGAGGACCATTGTGAGGGAAATTTCTCAATGGCAGTTCGCAAACTTATAAAGAAAGGAGTAAAAAATGCAAAACATGACTCCACAAAAACCAGTTAGCAAACCTCCGATCATTACACTGGTCGGGCTAGCTGGAACAGGTAAAACAACACTGGCGGCAATGTTTCCAAGCCCTGTGTTTATTCAGGCAGAAGAATCAGGTGCGGTGTTTGATTCATGGGATGATGGGGCAAAGCCTGATTTATTCCCATTGCTACCGGCAGCAAAGGCCAATGCAGTTAAGCGCGGCGTTCTTGATGTGTCAACACGAGAGGCATTAAAAGAGCAATTGCGTTATCTTGTAAAGCAATCGCACAACTACAAAACGCTTGTAATTGATAGTATCACGGCGTTTCACAGAATGATTGAAAATGAATTATGTGAGCGCGACAAAGTTGATAATGTTGGCGATGCGTGCGGAGGTTTCCACAAGGGCTATATTGCCTTGGCAGATTGGCATCTTGAAATTATGAAGATCTTCAACTTGCTGAGAAATCGCGGAATAACAATTGTAATTTTGGCGCACACCGGTATTCAGCGATTGAAGAATCGCCCGGATGAAGATGATTACACTGTTTATTCGTTAGATATGAATGAAAAAAGCGTTCCAATTTACGTTAATTATTCGGATGCAGTGTTGTACATTGCAAAGAACGAATTTGTAAAGGGGAAAGAAACAAACAAAAAAGGAGTTTTGACAAAGTGGGGTAAAATTGTTCAAACAGGTGAGCGGAAGATAATAACAACCGGTGATGGCAAGGTTGGATTTGTTCACGCTAAAAATCGTTACAATATGCCGTCAGAAATACCATTCAACCAGGGTGAGAACCCTATATTGCAATACATTAGTTTTTTTAACCAACAATCAAACAAGAGTGAGTAAAATATTATGAATCCATTTTTCGGTAATATCCAAGCACCTGCAGACGGAAACTTTGACATGTCAGTAGAAGTGATCCCGGCAAAAACAGTCTTAAAGGCTGTGATTGAGGAATCAAAGTGGGACACATACACACCAGAGCCAACAAATACTGATCCGCATCCTGCTACGCAGACATTTATAAAAAACACTTGGTCAATCATTGAGGGTGATTATCAGAACCGCAAAGTATTTCAAAAACTGCATGTCCGTGATGAAAACACCGGAAAGGCACAACGGGCGCTACAAATGCTTGCTGCTATTGATGCAAATGCTGGTGGTAAAATTATGGCGGCAGGTACGATGCCTGATGATATGATGCTGTCGATGTCATTGAGCAACGTGCCGATGAATATCACGGTTGATGTTTGGGAGATTGGCGGCAATTCCGGGAATTATATTATTGCGGTTAGTAGAGCTCAACAACCAGTGCAAACTGTTAGCCAAAACCAATCTATTCACCAGGCAGCACAGAATGTTCAGCAACAGCCTGTGCAGCAAGTGCAATATGCGCAACCACAGCAGCCAACTGCGCAACAACTTGAAGCTGCAGACATTGATTTTTAATATTTAGCAATAATAAACAAAGGCGTGTAATGCGCCTTTTTATTAAGGAGTAATTATGCAAATCACTATATTTGAGGAAGTGACAACATCGAAAGTGTTGGCTGCATTTGCAGAAAAGGCAGAAAGCTACACAGATCTGTATGTCGATATGAATGACAAAGAGCAACGCCGATTTGTGAAAAAGCAAGCTGAAGAAATCAACTCAATATTAAAAAAACTTAATCGTGCACGTATTGATAAAACAAAAGCAGCAAAAGACAGCATTGATGATGAATTTAACGCAATTGTTGCTAGCCTGTCTAAATCAAACGAACCATTTACATTGCTAATTGATGAGTATAAGGCCGAGCGAAAGCGCATTTTAGACGCAGAAAAAGCAGAAAAAGCTCGCATTGAGGCATATTATCAAATGGGGATGGATCACGAAGATGCAATCAAAGAAAATGAACTGTTTGATTTGCGCAAAGAAAAAGAAAAGCGTGAGCGCGCCACGCTATATTGGTATCACGCAGAGAGCGATGCGTGCGGTATAGCTACGGATGAAGACGATCTAATGCATATATGCAATACTGATGGTCTTGCCGAACCGTGCTCTGAAGAAGTTTACATATCATGTCTAAATAGAAATAAAGAGGCAGATTTAGCAGCAGCAGAAGCTAGACGCCTGCGTGATATAGAACAAGCTAAGATTGACGAGCAAAACCGTATTAAAGCCGAGCAACAGCGTGCCATTGATGAGCAAAAGAAGCGTGAAGCGAATCGTGCGCATGTTATAGCGATCTGTAAGGATGCGAAAGAAAGCTTAATGCAACAGGCAGGTTTATCAGAAGCTGATGCCGTGAGTGCTGTAAAGGCCATTCGTGCAGGATTGATTTCTCATTGTTATATTAAGTTTTAAATCAACCAGCGCCAGAAATGGCGCTTTCTAGGTAAATTCACATGTTTAAACTAAGAGATTATCAGCAACAGGCTGTAAATTTGTCTGTTGAACACATGAAAAAATGCAGAGATTCAGCGCTATTGAATCTTGCAACAGGCGCAGGGAAGAGCATTATAATAGCTGAGATAGCAAAACAGATTAACAAGCTATCTAATAAAAAAGTGCTTTGTGTAGCCCCCACGAAGGAGCTAGTACTTCAAAACAGAGAGAAATATCTAGCAACTGGTGAACCGGCATCTATATTTTCAGCTAGCGCAGGGGCGAAGTGTTTAAAGCATGATGTTGTATTTGGATCTCCTTTAACGATCATTAACAACATCGAAAAGTTTGGAAACAGATTTGCACTTGTGATAATAGATGAGGCGCACAACTGCACTCCAACAATAAAAAAAATGGTTGAAACAATGCGTTGTGCAAATAAAAACTTGCGCGTGCTAGGGCTTACTGCGACACCTTACCGAATGAATAGCGGGTTTATTTATGAGCTAGACGAAAACAATAATCCAGTTGGCGATGATAAAACTCACAATCCATTTTATAAAAAGCTGCTTTACATTGTTGAGGCTGAATATTTAATAGAGCGAGGATATTTAACGCCACCGACTACAAAAGTGACAGCTAGCAGTTACGATACATCTGAGCTTGAAATTAAAGCTGGCAAATTCACCTCAGACAGTGTTGACCGCGTATTTACAGCAGACCAAAGACTTACACATGACATAGTTCAGCAAGTTATAGTTGCCGCTAGTGATAGAATGGGTGTTATGTTTTTTGCATCAACAATTCAACACGCAGAAGAAATAATGAGATCTTTGCCGGTTGGGAATAGTGAACTTATCACTGGCAAAACAAAAGCAAAGGATCGTGAGTTAATAATAAATAAATTCAAGAAAATGCAATTCAAATATCTTGTTAATGTGTCAGTTTTGACAACTGGCTTTGACGCGCCGCATGTTGATGTGATCGCAATATTGAGAGCAACAGAGTCAGCAAGCCTTCTTCAGCAGATTATAGGTCGTGGATTAAGGCTGCATGAAAGAAAGGCAGATTGTCTGGTTATGGATTTTGCCGAGAACATAGAGCGACACGGACTAGAAGATAATTTATTCAAGCCGGAAATAAAAGTTAATGTTTCAACCGGTGAAAAATTTAGAGTCCAGGCGGAGTGCGAATACTGCGGATTTGTTAATGATTTTGGTGGTAGGCCAAACAAAGATAATTTACAAATTGATGCGCAAGGTTATTTTCTTGATCTTATGGGCCAACGCATTCTAGATGAAGAAACAAAAAAACCATACCCGGCACATTTTGGCAGGAGGTGCGAGGCGCAAGAACTTGTTAACGGTAATTTTGTCAGATGTGAAGGGCGGTGGTCATTTAAACCATGCCCACATTGCGATGCTGAGAATGATATTGCTGCAAAGTATTGCAGTTCGTGCAAGGGAGAGCTTATTGATCCGAATTCCAAGCTAAAACTGGAATTTAAGAAAATTAAGCGTTCACCTTACGAGCCAACAAGCGATAAAGTTTTATACTGGTTCTGCCAGCATCATAAAACTAAAACAGGCAAAATAAAGCTAAAAATTGATTGGCAAACAGAATACAGAAAATTCGATGCTTATTATGATCCGCTGCAGCAATGGTCATGGGTCCCATTGTGTCAAGCCGTGTTTGGCCGTGTTGTAAATAACATTGATGAATTTATAGAATTTATGCGTCGTGGTATGGGGACAATGCCAACAACTATAACAAGTTCTAAAACTAAAAACGCAAGGTTTGTAACCATTAAAGCGTATAACCAGCCGGAAGATTTGGAGGCCTGAGCAATGAAAATAGATCCAAGAATAAAAGTGTTTGGCGATAAAAAATTACGCATGAAAAAACCACCATCTGAGAATGCTGAGCAGATCACTATCTTTAATCATTTGCGGCTGCATTATCCGGAAATTGCAGCACTAGCAGCGCATGTTAAGAATGAAGGAAAGAAGTCACAAGGTGAGGCTCAGAAAGACGCGCAAATGGGCTTAAATCCAGGATTTAGCGACATTATTATAATCGGTAATCCTGTCTTTGTCTGTGAGTTGAAAAAGCGTGATTTCACAAAGTCACGGATAAGTGATGATCAACAAGAGTTTTTATTAGCATCTCAAGATGCTGGTGCTTTTGCTTGTGTTGCATTGGGTGCGCTTGGTTTTTTTGATGCTTTAGAGGAATGGAAGAATGCACAAAGATGATAAGCAGTGGATAACTTCGCAACTAAAAAAATTACCAACGCCATTGCTAAGGCAGCAAACATTGCAGAAATATCGCGATGCATTTAAGCAAGCTTATGACGCAGAGCCTATGCCGCACAGGAAAGAAGGAAAAGCCAGGTATCATGCAAACAATAGATTGAGGAGATATGTTGAGAAAGTGATTAATTTAAAATAATTTGTGAAATATCATTTACTTTTAAGTTAACTATGCTATATTTACATTATCGAAGGCAAAAACAGAAAGGAAATATCACAGAAAGGAAATATTATGAACACTGAAATGATTAAAGCGCAAAAAGAAATGAGTGCAGCACTTACAGAAATGGCACGCACAGAGCCTTATCCTGAATTATATGCAGCAGCAAAAGCACGCCACATTGAAGCAAAACGAAAAATGATTGAGCTATACAATGCAAAATAATCCATTTAACGGCTACCCATTGAATGGTAGCCGCAAAGATAGACTTGATTTTATCAAGTCTGAGAAATCAAAAGGTAACTATCAATCAGCATGGCGGTTTTATCTTTTAAATCCGAAAGGCATAAGCAGAAGGACATTTGATAATTTATGATTGGCCCAGCAATCAAATGGCATCTTGAAGTTAACGGGTGCTCAAATTACAAACTAGCCGCTGCGTGGGGTGTCACTCCACCAGCAATCACAAAGTTAGTTAAAAAAGATTCAAACCCAACATGGTCAACAATTGAAAGAGTTGCTAAAACGTTAAATATTAGTGTTGCTGATATTGTTGATCGCGCAATCAAGATAAGGAATGAAGAAAATGAAGCTAGTAATTCTTGAAAGCCCGTTTGCCGGTGATGTTGAAAGCAACATTGAATACGCAAGAAGGTGCGTCAGAGATAGCCTTATGCGCGGAGAATCGCCTATTGCGTCACACCTTCTTTACACACAAGAAGGTGTATTAGACGATAACATCCCATCTGAGCGAGTGCGCGGTATTAATGCCGGGCTTGCATGGCGCAAAGTTGCTGATGCATCTGTTGTTTATATAGATCGCGGAATTAGCAATGGGATGCAGTATGGAATAGATGCAGCTATTGAGAGTGGATTGCGTGTTGTATATAGACAGATAGAGGTTGATAACAATGCTAAATGAAGAAATCCTCCTTAAATTCTGTGAAGGTGTCCAGGTCGATAACATAAAAGCTTATTTCGCACATGATTGCAACGCAGCAGCTGCAGCTAGAGCATTAGGCAAAACCAGAAAGTCTGTAGCAAACTCTGTAAATCGAGCAAATAAAAGGGCTGCTGACAAAGGTTATATTGATACTTTCCCTGATCTAAAGATTGCTGAAGGGCGTAAACTTGGTAAAGTAACAACGCAAGTTAATAGTAAAGGCGAGATCAAAAATGTTTGGTATCGGCAGGATGACTACCACCAGCAATCATTACTCGCAATAGAAGAATATTGCAAAGAACTACCAAAAATCATTTCAAAAGCCCCTCTAAATTTATCAAACCAAAGTAAAGACGTGATCCCCTGGTTCAACATAGGTGACTGTCACTTAGGTATGCTGTCATATCACAACGAGGTTAATGACTCTTTTGACTTGTCAATCGGTGAGCGTGATTTATGCGCAGCAATTGGGATGCTAATAGATGAGTCCATGAACTGTGAGCGTTGCGTTATTCAAGACATGGGTGACATGACACACTACGAGAATGTTGCAGGCGTAACAGACGCTTCAGGTCATGATTTGGACTGTGATGGGCGATTCCCTAAAATGATAATGACCTACGTCCGTGTGATGCGCTTTATCATGGATAAGGCACTATCTAAGTTCAAATACGTCGATGTGATTATTAACCAGGGTAACCACTCACGCACCAATGATTTTTGGATGCGAACATTACTTTTTAACCTTTATGAAAATGATGACAGGGTAAATGTACTGGACAATCAAAACATCTTTATACCTTATCGTATGGGAAACACATTTGTCATGTCGCATCATTCTGACAAATGCAAACCTAAAAAGCTTGCTGATGTAATGACTACCGACTACCGCCAGGACTTTGGTGAGACAGAATACCATTATATTGATATTGGACATATCCACCACTCAATGCAATTAAAAGAGCACCCTGGCATAACAATCGAATCGTTTAACCAGCTTGCAACCAAAGACGCATACGCACACGAGGGTGGATGGCGTAGCAGATCTTGCTTGACGGTTGTCTATCGCTCTAAAACATATGGAGAAATAGGCCGTCAAAAAATATCGTTAGAACGTGTTAGAGATATTTTAAACAACGTTCCTGCCGGTACAAATTCACAGAAAAGACCAAAAGTTTATAGTGTTTAATTAAGGAGAAGCAAAATGGCAAATGACCTATGGCGAACTCCGCCTGAAGTGTTTAATGCACTTGATCGTGAATTTGAATTTGTTGCTGATATGGCTGCCAGCGAAGAAAATGCATTGTGTAGTGAATTTTTTGATGAAGAATATGACAGCCTGTTATTTGATTGGGCATACCATTTTTTAGTAACAAAAACAGGCAATGCGTGTAATAAATACGTGTGGCTGAATCCGCCATATTCAGATCCTATGCCATGGATTAAAAAGGCTGCTGAATCACAGAAAAACGGATTGGGTGTTGTTATGCTACTTAATTCTGATAACTCTGTTGGATGGTTCGCTGAGGCGTTAAAAACAGTTAGCGAGATCCGGAATATAGTAGGGTATGAAGATGAATGCGGTAAATTCCATAGCGGAAGAATCGCTTTTTTAGATGAAAACGGGAATCCTGCAAAAGGCAACAATAAGCCACAGCTAATATTGGTTTTTAATCCATTTAAGATCGGTGCTTGTGTTACCAGCTATGTTAAAAAATCGGAGCTGTATAAATGATCAAATTAATGAAAGGCGATTGCCTGGAAAGAATGAAAGAAATAGAAACCGGAAGTGTTGATTTGATACTTGCCGATCCACCTTATGGCACAACTGCATGTAAGTGGGATTCGATTATACCGCTTGAACCAATGTGGGAGCAGTTAAAGCGGATTATAAAGCCAAATGGGGCAATTGTGATGACTGCAAGCCAACCTTTTACAACTATCCTAATTGGCTCCAATATGAAAGGCTTTAGATACTCATGGGTATGGGAGAAGGAGCAATGGGTCAACTTTCAGCATGCAAAAAGACAGCCGCTAAAAGTGCATGAGGATATTTGCGTTTTTGGGGTTAAATCGCCGCTGTATAATCCGCAGGGACTTATCCCTTGCGACATAAAAAAATCAAATAAATTCAAAGGCGGAAATTTAGGGCACTGCGGAAGCGAGAAAAAAAGAAGCGAATATAAGCAATCTTTTAAAAACTACCCAAAAAGCATTCAAAAGTTTACCCGCGAGAGAGGCATTCACCCAACACAAAAGCCAGTTGCTTTAATGGAATACCTAATCAAAACATACACCAACGAAGGTGAGACAGTGCTTGATTTCACGATGGGTAGCGGAACCACAGGAGTCGCAGCTAAAAACCTAAATCGCTCATTTATAGGTATTGAACTTGACGAAAACTATTTCAACATTGCAAAAGATCGCATAGAAAAAGCTTGACTTTTAGAATAAAATAACAACAAAACGGAGGTTGTTATGGGTAATGTAATAATTGAATGCCATGTGAAAGGTGCAACAGAAGCAAATCCTAAAGTGCCGTTTTATAAACGTGGTAAATATGCAGGCCTACATGATGAAGCTATGATAAAGCATTTTCATAAAGTAGGCGCAACACACATTCAAATTATGCCGGTGTTTGACTGCCTCGAAACTTTTTGGGCCTACGATCCTGTATCATGGATGGAATTAAACCCAAAATACGGCACAAGAGAAGAGTTTTTTAAAATGGTTGAGGCATTGCAAGCCGAAGGGTTTAAAGTCATCTTAGATGTCGTTTATAACCACACAGCTGCACCTATTCCTGGTGTAGTTTATGGCGATGATAAATATTGCAACTTTTCAGGATGCGGCGGCAACGTTATAGCAAATCGTAGTTTAGATACCATCATGGAATCGGTTGATTATTGGATGCAGTTTGTAGATGGTATGCGTTTCGATCTTGGTTACATGCTTGGCCGTGAAGATGAGGGTGCGTTTAACACGGACGCTGAATTTTTCAACAGAATGCATAAGCATCACTTATCAGGGAAAGTGCTTATAACTGAATCGTGGGATTGTCACGGTTACGGACTTAATCAATTCCGTGATTATTGGCTTGAATTCAACGATCAATTTCGAGAGTGCGTAAAAGGTGGAAACGAATTCCATGACTATAGTTCGCTACCTTGGCACAAATCAATTAACTATGGCTTCTGCCACGATGGCGAAACAATGTACGACCATGTTGTGCGCAGACAGGACCACATGGGCACACCAAAAAGCTATCAACTGCATATTGATTGGCTAATGAAGCAAATAAGAAAAGGTAATTGGTGCTTAATCCAGCTGGGCGACACTATTAGCAATTCACAAGGCGGGCATACAAACCCATATAACATTGATTCGCCATTGTCGTGGGTAACATGGCAGTAAATCATGGACAACAAAAAGCCGGGGAATGCCCGGCTTAATTATAATGAATCTTAATTTCCTAAATTGTATTCTTGCAGTTTTACCAGCAAAAACATCGAAAAGAATAAAATGCCGGTAAACCCCAGCACTGCTAGCGCTTCTACAACCAGGCCAAACCAACCCTTTACTTTTAACTCTTCTTTCATTTCTTTTGATAGTTTCATGTCGCCACTCCTAAACGCGATTAGTTTCTGACAAATCAGAGTTTGAAACATACAACTCCTTATTATCAATGCGGATTTTTGAGCGTTCAGCACCTGGCTCAATAACTTGTACAAAACTATCTTTAGCTAGAATGCCAGCTGATACTGTGTGAATTTCTTTATTTAAGATTACGTTTTTCATGGTGTCACTCCTTTTTGTTTGTGTTGACATAATAAACATTAGTATAGACAAAAAATATTTGCAAGAAAAAGTTTACATTTATTTAATATTGGATTACTATTTGTGGTGTCAATTAATTAAAGGAGATTAAACATGCAAACAATTATTAATGAAATAGCAGAAAAATTATCGGCATACGAGTCAAAAGCGGTTGATGAATACAATGAAGTTATTGATGCGCTTGAAGACAGAAACACAAAACTTCAAGAGCAAAGTGATGTTTTAGAAAAGCAGCATCAAGCACTAAAGGTAATCGACAGAGATACTAAAAAACTGGCTGAGGTTAACGAGCAGCTGAAAAAGCAGATTGTGAACGAAAAGCTAGCCAATAGCTCACTAAAACACATGCTTGACGTTGCAAAAAAAGAGCTAAAATCGTTAAAATCCCAGGTTAAAAGAAACAAGGCAGCTATGAAAGCAAAAGACGCTAAGCTAGCAAAGCTTGAAAAATTTAAAGGCAAGACAGAGGATGAAATAACCCCGCTGCAAACTATCTATAGCACTGAAAATGATATTCTGCAGATTTACCCGCAACAGCTGGAACTTGGAATAGAAGGCAAAAAACGAAAACAAGTGGCATTGCTTTACACTGACCGGAAAGGATGCTTTATCACATGTTGTCTTGACAATGACAATGAAGTTGCATTTAGCTCATTCATTAACCATGGAGCTGATATTGCAGAGCGTACCAGGGCGCTAATAAATAAAAACACAATGCAAGTACCAAATTGTGTAGCTGAATTTGCTCAACAGTGGCTATATCGCGTAAATGTTATACAGAAAATGAAGATAGAGCGAATTGATTTAACGTGCTTTTATGGAGATAAATAACATGGAATTTATAAAGCTAATAAGTCGAATGAATCAATGCAATAACGTTAAATGCGGAATTGATATTGAGCAAGAGCATGTAATTCTCTGGTGGCAGATTTCATTGTTTGCGCGTTATGAAGTAAAAATGAAAGCGCATCAGTTGACAGTTAAAAATTACGAATTTCAGCGCTTAATGATGAAGGCTAAAAAAGATATGGAGCTATTAAAATGAAAGATAACAAAACACTGGCTTCAATTGCAACTGAACTTGGCCTTTATTGCAATGATGGAATTATATACTCGACACACACGCCAGAGATATTTAATGACGACGTGTTTTTAATAGGCCCAAACGGAAGCCTTATAAAAATAAACTTAAATAAAAAACCAGATGGAAATATTCACCAAAACAAGGAGCTATTAAAATGACAATACTTGCAGAATACGCTCTGGAACAAGCAAGGCAATTGCTAGAAACTATAGCAGAACTAAAAGCCAATGAGAAAGAGATACTTGATGATTATATTGGCGAGTGGATAACACTAGAAGAGGCTAAAGAAAGATTGGTGAAATTGGATGAGAAATAAACTATATTTCTTCCTACGCAAGCGCAAAAAGCGATTATAAGTTAAAGCCCCTATGCCGGGGCTTTTTTGTTTTTAGAGCCAACCTTCCGGCCAAGAGGAGTATTCATTCTCAAATATTCATAGTCTAATTTAGATAGTTCGTTTTTGTATTTGTCCATGGCGGCAAGTCGATTAAAAACGCTCTTGCGAGGAATTCTTCCATTCTGCCATAAGTACACCGACTGCCGCTCCAAGCCTGCATCACGTGCAATTTGTGAGATGTTCTGCTCACATTCTTTCAATATATTCAATAAATTCATTAATGGTCTCTTTATTTGTTGATATGTAAATATATTAACGCTATTATTGCTGTATTGTCAAATAGCTATTAAGTTGGTCAAATGTTCAAAATAGACACTGCAACGATAAAAATACCACGCTGGCCAACGCCGCAGCATAAAGTCACTAAGGCGTTTAATGATGGTAAGCTTCACGCGCTAAATCACTATTATGATGAAGAGCCAGATCCAGATTGGCCTTATGGTGTTAAATCGTGGTCTGTTAATCCATATTCAGAAAATAGACCTGCAGCGTTTTATTCATGGATTGCAGGGTTTTGTGAGCAGTGGGCTGATTTGGTTAGAGATGAGAAAGAAACATAACCACCACGATAACTGGCAGCGTTAGCGCGTCCGCGTTTATGGCGTTGTTATGTTTGGATAAATAATTTAAACGAAGAGTATTAAAAAAATGAAAGATCATGAAAAAGCACAATTAGTAAACGAGCTAACAGAAATTGCAAGAAAATATCATTCTCATGGGTGCTTAAGAGAAAAGATTAGCAAAGCAGTTAATTCAAAAATACAGCTAGGTGGCTGTGTAGTTTATGAAAAGGCCCCTTGGTGGGCAAATCCTGACCTTCCAAAGCCTAAAATCACATGCTAGAAACATAACATTTAGTATTAAGCGCCACGTCTTTTTGTGGCGTCTTAATCGCGTGTTATGTGTGAATACTAAACCGGATAAGTAACAGTCAACGTTACCGCACAAGTTGTAGTATTAAGCGGATCTGCAATCTCGCGCAATTCAAGGTCAAATGTCACTGTCTCAGTAGTTGACGCTGTAACAGCGAACGATGCACCAGATCCTTCAAGTGTTATCCATGTATCAACTTCTCCAATATCCAATGTGCCGACAAGATTAGTTGCTTGTAGCTCATAAAACTGACCAATAAACTCAGCAACAGTCGTATAAGTTCCACCTGTTGCATCGCTTGCCTGCCATTGACCGTCTGATAAAAAGTCGATACGTGCTTGACCAAATTCAATGCTTGCATCTGTTTCTATTGTTATCGAAGCTGGCAAAGACACGGCTGCGGCTACAACTGCATTTATACCGATCTGATTCGTTACAGTATTTTCAACATAATCAATTTGTCTTATTGTAAATTCTATAACACACTCACTAACCCCTACAGTTGCAACTCTGTCTAGCTGCCATGACGTATCAGCATCCAATGTTATCCATGATCCGAATGTTCCGCTAGTAACAGAACCACTAATCAATGTTGCATAAATCTCGAATGAATCTCCTATGCTTGTAGTTACGCCACCGCTGTACCATAGTGCATTTGTTCCATTTAGCGAGATCTGTCCATTGTTAGCAAAAGTTAAGATGCTGCTAGCTGTTTCGCCGTCTTGCGCAACATCCAATGCAATCAAACCATTGCCTATAATTGGAGCTGCTTCAGGCGGTAAGGCACTGTCTCTCTCGTACATTTCAGGGCGATACTCAACAAGTTCAATCTCAACCGTTCCGTCTGCAGCCGGTGTGCGTGATTTTAGTGTAAAATTAGACGAAGCCAAATCATCAGCATCAGCTATAAAGTAGCGTGAACCAATTTGCTGATCACCCGTTGCCGTGTATGCGCCACTTATACCGATAGCCGTAAAGCCAAATTCAGTATCTACCCTTGGATCGCATGTTACTGTGTTCGACGGATAGCCTTCATCGTCAGTTAAAAATACAACGTATGATTTACCAGCCTCTGGCACAAACCTCTCGCTTGTGTCGTAGTCATCGCCAGATATGCCTAGTATTTCTCCATCAAACGTGTCGATGTCATTAATGTCAACCCAACTAACACGATCTAGCAACTCAAGTTCAAGCGCATCTCTGTATGTGGTTTCGTTAACAGATCGGCGTTGATATGCAACGCGTCGGATCTCCAAGTCTGCCCGGTTAGCCGCTTGATACTCGTCCCGGCAACCAGCTAGCTTTATCTCAATCGGAATAGCGCCAATATCACCTGATGTTATTTCACCTGTTCCAGTGTTAAACGCACGCTCTGCATAAGCCTCCGTGTTAGTCTCATCGTCAACATAGATAATTCGCACGCTATCAGCATCATCATCACGCTGCGGTTGCCACGCTTGTTTTGCATTGTTGCCGGTTACCGAGCGCCTGTTAAACATGGCTGAGCTAACAGGTTTTGCTTCATCTCTAGCAAATCGCCACTGCTGTCCGTCGTGAAATCCAACGGTGCGCGCAACATTGCAAATTGCTTCAACTCGCTCACCTTTTGATAAGTCAGCATCGTCAAATGTGAATGTAAAGCCTCCAAGCCTGGAGTCGCTTAACCCGTCATAAATGCCGTAAAGCTCTGCTAAATTTACTGATGATTCTGTTTCGCCTCCTGAGCTTATTAACGTATATGCTGCTGCATCCGCGAATGAGTTTGTCGGTTGTAAATTACTTGTTTCATAATCATCTGTAACTCGGTTGTAATATGGCAACTTGCGTCGGTAATCAAGATTGATTTTCTGGCTAGATTGATCTGGGCTAAACAAAGTCGCCCGGCGTTTCACTAGCAATGTTGTGCAATCACCAAAATCATCAACTGAGTACGGAGTTACAGAAACATATCCTTCAACTTTTAATTGCTCACTAGCATTTCCGCTGGAATCTATTACGTCAGTTAACCTTCTTGCTCGGACGCGATATTGAGCAGGGACCATACCTGGGAATTCTGATTTTGCAAATATTGTGGTTATAAACTGTGGATCTAATGTGTTTTTTGTTATTGACACATCCTTTGTAAATCTAACCGAAGTTGCAATGTTTTCAATTTCAAATCTGACAGCAAGCGTGATTGTTCCGCCTCCAGATGCACGAACACCCAATGGAGCTTGCCAGTGAATATAAATTTCTTCTGCTGCCTCTCCTGGCGTGTCGAACCATCCAATGTAATAATCAAGATAGCCTGCAAACCCTCCACCAATAAAGCCGTCAGGAGATCCGCGCCCGATAGTTCCTGTCACATCTGCCGGGCCTGTATATGTTCCAAATGATAACGTGTTAACAATAACATAACCGAATGAGCCAACATAACTTATTGATATGATTGGAAAAACACCATTGAACGAAGGCGATCTTATATATAAATATGATGACGATGACAATTCCAGATCTTGAACATCAGCAAGATCAGCTTTTACTTGTACTTTTGCTCCACCCAAATCAATTAAATTTAGTGATATATCAGGTCTTACAAGTGTGTCGCTATCAGGTGCAACCAATATCTGCCCATCTACATTTGTTGCGGCTTGATGTATAACGAGATACTTATCAAGTGGTTTGTTCCCTGGAGTGTAAACAGTGGCAGAGCTTGCCGGGATGTCTGTTATATCAGTATCACCAACACGCACCTCATCAACAATCACCTCTCCTGCGCTGATACAAAAAACACCTATTTGATTTTTAATGTTGTTTTCGTAGTAATAGTATGATGGCTGAATGAAATCTGGATATGAAACGCCATAACCAAAACATTCAGGTATTCCTTGACCTGGTCTAAACTGATTTGATGCTGCGTTTAGTCTGTTGTTAGGTGATTCGTTTCTAGCGTCCTCCGCGCCAGGTAGTTTTGGCATACTTAGGTATGTAATGACAGATGCTGCAAGTGATACAACAGCAACTACTATCGCCCAACCAACTGCAGTTAGAGCCGGACGATTAATGATCACAAGGCTGTCATTCTCACCAAGTGTAAAATCAAGTAATGACTCATCAACATTATCGTGGTCGTTGCGGAATATCTCTTTATTGTTCAGCCAAAAAGAGCAGGCTAAATTACCACACAACTCATCCTGTGAAGTGAAAGTTTTGCTAAGCCAATCAAGTACATTTGTGTCTTTATCGACATCATAAACATTAGATGCAACAATTCCGGCTGGATCGCGTCTGTGTATAATTTTAGGCATATTTGAAAAATCTCACGTTTCTGTGTCGTTTATTTATTGTTTGGTAAGTGTCTAGTTTAACACCTAGTCCGCTGGTTGCATGTAGCACTTTACCGCATAAACATCTTCCTACATGTAGCAAGTTGTCTTTATTGTCAAACACTGCCATTATCGCACCGTTAACAGGCTGGCTAATTTGAAACTTGCTCATGTCCATTTGCTTAGCCGCTTCTTGTGTCGGACAATCTTTGTCATCATACCCACTGCAGTGCGGAAGTTCTGTTCCATCTATTTCTCTGAATGATGCCAGAACTAATCCCCAGCAATCGAAAGAGTCTGGGCCTTCTGCTCGGTTAACCCATGGTTTGCCAACCGTTTTATTGCAAAACTCTTCTGGTGTCATCATATCTTAGCCTTAGTTCCTGGGAACTCGTAACCGTTATATCTACGAGCAACTGATTGCCCTCTAGGGTTTGCTGTATCTAATGTTAAAGCCACACTATCAGCGTCCATGGCGAAGTTCCCGACAGACAACTGCACTGCAGGTCTGTACGGTGCTGATAGGTCATTTGAGAGCCAAAATTTAACGGTTGCATCAATCGGAATCATCCATCCAAGTGGGTATTTATCAATAGCTTTTACGAACTGTTTGGCCTGACTACCAACGCGCCCTAATTGGATCTCGTAACTGATAGAATTGCGCTCGTCCTGTAGTGTTTCTTTGATTGTCATAAAGGCAGGCTGATAAACAACGCTTGCAAATGTTTTCTCAAAATACTGATCTTTAACGAACCGCAAATAACCGAATGCTGGGTGATAAATCTCCAGTGTCATATATTCAATTATTCGCGGCTTAGTTGTAAAAAATTGTCTGCTTGATATTGGCATTATCCGTTCAACCCCTCGTCAAGTAGTGAGCCACCTAAATCAATATCACCACAATTCACGCCCCAAAGCGCCTCAAGTTCAGTTGCGTATGCATCATCATTGTTTATGATTTCACGTGTTATTATGCGAGCTGTGTAAGTGTGAATACCGTTATTTGTTTTGCTTTGTAATTGCGGATAACCATCAGATGTGTATCTGCATTCCTGAGCAAGTACCGAGCGATCCTCGGTTATTAGAGGACCATCAAACCAAGGTGAATAAGATTTTATTTTGTTTTCGCGTAGCCACAACTGAAAACGCCGCGCATCACCATTTTTAAATTGATACGTTATGTTGTGAAATTGTGGCGTATCTTCAGAAAACACTTCCACAAAAGCAGGGCCACTAGCTAAATCATTCTCTCTGAAGCCAACAATTTCTTCCCGGCTATATCCAGAAACTAAAGGCCCGCGCAATCCATCAGGCCACACTATTGCTGCCATTATGTTCTTCTCCTGCCGTTAAGTATGCCATGCATGTTGGAGTTGCTTTGCATCCCGCGTCTGCCTTTGCTGTTTGGGTTTGTCATTTCACTTTGCACTATATCAAAAACATCGCGTTTAGTTAATTCATCGCGTCGATATTGCACTGAATACCCATCAGCTCCGGCATAATTATTGATGATAGGCTGATAGCTGTTTCCACCTCCGTTCATTGATTTCATTTCGGCGTTTGATAGCACCTTCCCGTTGTTGCCCGGGATCATTAGTAATTCAGGTTTATTTTTCTCTCCAACTTCATACGTTTTACCAGATATTACAGAACCGCCGTGCTCTCGACCACCATACACCGCGCTACCAATCGAACCTATAAAACTTGCCCCTGCTGCCGCAACTGTTGCCATTGCCCCCAAGTTCCAAGGGAAAGGCCCAGACGCCAGCGCATTAGATAACGCCAATGAAAGATTCAATCCAGCCTGAGCAACTGCAAATCCCTTTGATAATGCAAACATCGCTTTATATGCTGTTGATTGCTCACCCTCTGACTGCTTCAGCACATCAGCGATTTGACCAAAAGAACTGCTAAAGCTTCCCATTGCCATCATTGCTATTTGCTGTCTAGCTGCTGCGCCTTCTTTGTTTAATTGTGTTAATGCGCTTTGATATTGTTCTTCATTAATCAAACCTTGTTCGTGATATGATTTTACTAAGTCTTGCTCAGCTTTCAGTTTGTCTTCTGGCGTTTCACCGCGCTCGATGATTGATTCAACAGTTGTGACAGCTTCTTTTGTTAACGCTTTGTTTTCTCTATCTTGTTTTTGTTTTGCCTTTTCTGCTTCAATGCTGTCATAAATAGCATCAATCTGATCGTGCATTGCATCAGTTGCGCCGATCAAATCAGCTTTATAATGCGCAACACCTCTGGCACTCATCCCTATTGTTGCTGTTTGCAAGTCTAATTGCTCTCGCAAAGACTCAACCGCAGTTTTAACTTTTATGACTGCTTTCTTTTCTTCTTCCTGGTCTTTTAATGACTTGCCGGTTGCTGCTGCATAAGCTTTTTTCTTTTTGGTTAATGCATCAATTTCATTTTTAAGGGTGTCACGAGCTGCAGTTTCTTCAATAACTTTCTTTTTAAGATCGTCTTGATTTTTTGCGTTCAACTTCAAAAACATGTTTTCTGTTTCACTCAACTTTTCACCGTCTTTCCGGCGCTTAGCTAAGTTATCGTATGCTTCAACTAATTTTTGAGTTTTTCCTATGCGCTTTTCAGCCTCTTTTAACAGCTTCTGGTTTGCTGTTATTTCGTCTTCTGTTTGATTAACTAGAAATTGAGACTGTGCTTCTGATAGAGTTGACGCTTTTACGAGTTCTTTTATTTTATCAGTCAATTCCTCAGTGCTTTTTCCTGCGCCAAACAATGCCGGGATCAACATCCCAACGAGTGACGCAGATATACCAACAACAGCACCAAGTAATGGAGCACCAAGTACAAAACCTAAATCTGCACCTTGTTGGGACAAGGCGACCATTGCTGACTGTCCACCTTGTAATTGTCCGACAAGCTGTTGAATCTGAATACCTGCCATGCCTGCTTTACGGCTCATTCCTGATAACGCCGCATTAACTCCCTTGGCGGTTTTAGTTGTTTGCGTATCAAGTTTTTTTAATGTCGATGTTGTTTTGTTTACAACCATATCAACGTCTTTCGTTGAATTAACAGCGCCGCTAGTATCAGCATCCACCACCCAGCTAATGCCACCAACATTCTCATTTGCCATTGTTTTTCTCCATTAGCGCTTTCATCGCGGCTTTGTGATCGTCAAGTGACGGAGTATCTTGTTTGCTTGATTCTGGCGGGAATTTGGCAGCAAGTAACTGACAAAATTCGCTCATAGTTAAATCTAAAGCCTCAGACCTGCTCAATCCAAAATGAATCATTGCATCAGCAACTATTTTATTAACATCAAACTTATCAAGTGGCTTTGATTTTCCTTTGTTGCCAGAATAATCAGGGCGGTTAACCCCTGCTATCCCGTGTCGCATTAGTGAAGCAGCAACAACAACTTGATCATTAATTGAAATTTTATCTTTGTTTAAATGCGGCTTTTGCCTTCTGGATTTAATTAGATGCTTATCTATTGCAGCATCATTAGAGCAAGCCAATAGAATATCACGCGCTAAATCGAGCCGTATCCAGTCAGGTACTTTACTGCTATGAATCATTTCATAAAATGTTAAAATGCGCGTAGCGTTAGCCAGCTTTGCCATATTGCGCAAGCTCGGTATTAGATTAAAAGTTTTGTTATTTATCGTGACAGCGAAGTGTCCAATTTCAGCCTGTTGCATTGATTAACTCGGTAAAAGTAAAGTGGATATGATGATTATACTTATTGATTCCTTGGAATGGAAAAGCGCAAAGAAATTAATAATAACTTGACAGTGTAAGGTGTAAGAAATAAAATTAAGTTAATTTTAACTAACTTTGGGCAGCAAAATATGAAAAAAGCATTTATGACACAAATCGAAAATTCAACAATTGACAATACATTTCCGATTCACTACAGATACGTTGATCACATGCACGAAGATGGTATTCACCTTGTTCTGCAAAAGATGTATCCTATACGAGAAACACCTTGCTTTTATATGTGTATAGACGAATGGCAATACAGTATGTACAAACCAGGAAACTTACAATACTGCAATAGAGTTAAACGCATATCAAAAGATGGATTGCGACGGTACGCTTACCCAACGAAAGAGCTTGCGCTTGCATCTTACATAAAGCGCAAGACAAGTCAAAACTGTCACGCGACGAAAGCATTGGAAAGGTCAGAATTAGCTCTTAAATTTGCAAAATCTCTAAAAGAACCACCAAAATGTGATTCTTCAATTAACATGGGAAAATGCAACTTTTACGAAATGATTGTTTTTGATTAACACAAACAAAAGCCCTCACAAAGAGGGCTACAAATCAAAATCCAGGCGTCACGTCGCGAATATCAAATCTCCAACACATACGCAGTGGCAGCTAAGCCACCAGTAATTGTTAAATTACCATCTCCTAACCATTGCTTATAAGTTGCATTCAATGGCGCTTGAAATGTCGTGCCATCTGCAACGACAAAATCTAGGCCGCCGGTCAAGTCAATTGAGCCAACGCCAGAACATGTATAAGACGTTGCAGTGTCACCAACAACATTAACAGTTAACGGGCCACCGCTTGCATTTTCAATTACCAGGATTGATTTTTTAGATAAATCCAATGCTACTGAATCGCTAGCGGTTAGTGTAACCGGCACAATTGCACCTTCAGCTCCAAAAGTATATTTATTTAAAACAGCCATTTAATTACTCCTTACGCTGTAACGGTTAAAGTTGGTGGATAAGTCGGGCTTGTTGCGTTCGCTAGCTCCATCGTGAACGTGCTTAGATCTGCATCAGGATCTTCAACGCTGATTGAGTTGATGATCATGTATGCAATCAATGTCACATCAGGGCGAACATAGCGTACAAGAATCACAGGATCTTCACTTAAATCTTGCTTAATAGAATTAAAGCGATGCACCAGCAATTCTGAGATAAACCCAGCATTAGGGTATGAATCAGGATCGCGGACATAGTTACCAGAAACAGATAGCGACAAACTAGAAGTAGATAGTTGATTTTCTGTGAAGCCAGACGATGCAAAAGAATCATTTGCCTCAAGTGAATTGCCATCAATCGAGAATGATTTTGTGTTGATCGCACCTAGCGGTTTGAATGTAGTTGTTGCCGGGTCTTCGTCTGTGCACTGAACAGCAAATTCAAGTGTTGAGTTTCGCCCCACAAGACGTTTAGTTGGACATCCTGCCATAGTTATTACCTCATATTCATTATTTGTTAATTAACACTGTCATTATACGTTATTGAGTTGGATTGCAAAAAGTTAGAGGATTTTACCGCTATCAACACTAACCGACCATTCCATATCATAAACAACGCGACCACTATCCATCTTATACGCTCCGCCAATTCGCCCAAGTGGATCAATGTTTACAATGCAATCAGCATGGTCAAACTCTAATAAAGCCTGATAAAGTAATTCTGCATACGCTTCAGCAAATACCGGTGGCTCACCAACCTTTCCCATAATAGCAAACACAAATACAGGATCTGACACAAAGCGATTACCGCCACCTGGTGATACGGATTTAATCAATAATATTCGCTCGCTTGCAGGCGCTTTTTCTTCTTCAAGCAAGCGCATCTGCACTATTGGAGCAGGCTGTGTTGATCCTCCCGGACCTGTCCATGTGCCTAATAGTCCGGCTGTTTGCAGGTATGTGTAAATTGTTTGAATTGGTGTCATAATTTGTATGCGCTCCCGATAGCTTTTTGCATCATTGCTCTTTGGTCTGAATCTGTGAAACCACGTTCTAAGAATTTAGGTGTTGCTTGCGGATTCCACCCTGGACCAGTTTTTTTGTCTGGAGGCATTGGGCTCCAGTTTTTGTGCTCATGTAAATAAAGCGCGTAGTTAAAACCGCCTTTAGTAACACCACCAGCGAATCCAGCGACACCAATAATGCCATTTGGAGATTTATCAATGCGTCTAAATGCTGAGTTCATTAATGTACCATATTCAAGTGGCGCAAGTTCCTTAGCTCTAGTTATGCCAATAGATAAAACTTTAGCCATAGCTGATTCTGTGCGCGGACCGGCCATTTTACCAACTAGCTTTTGATATTTGCGCTTAACATCAGAACCGCTTTTACCTGGTTTTGCTGGCATTATGCATTCGTCCCGATTGTATATGATTCAGACTCGCTAAACTTGGTGTGGTCGTGAATGATAACAGTACGCACAACCTCAGCCCCAACATCTGCAGGAGTTGTAATTCCGATGTGCGAACCCTTGGCGATCATCTCGCCTTCTTGTGGCTCAACATGTACGCCAGAAACCAGATCGCTTTCGCGCACCCAAAACGTGCTTGCCGGGTAAAACTCCGAGCCTGTCAGATCTGCGAGCTTGGTTTTGCCGCCTCGTTTCAATGCACATTTATAGACACGAACATCTCCAAGCGTTTCAAGGCCGGTAAATGGGTCTGTTTCGCCTTTACCCCATACTGTGCAGATGTTATAGCGTGGTATAGCCATCAAACCGCATCCTCATAATATTTAGACGTTCTACCGGTAACAGCAAACACTTTTCTTGTTCTGAATGCATTTTCAACACACCCTGCGCTATCAAGTTGCAATGCAGTCTCCCAATAAGAAGTCATACCATAAGCTCTGCTAGAATACGTTTCAGCATCCCCGTCAGCATATTTTCTACTTGTAACATCACCTTTATTGTCGCCACCTTCTGCAAAGTGAGCCACAGTATAGATTTTAATGGCCTTGGCAACGTCTTGGCAGTCTGCATAGTTAGCTTCAAGGCATGAGTCAACCTTGCAGCCAACCACGCTAATTTGTAGCGTTATAGCGGCATCTGTAGCGTTCAAGTCCGGTATAATGTCTCTCACATCATCAACTGTTAATGCTATTGTCATAATTCACCACGGTTAAATTTAATACTGTTATTGTATCG